AGAAGAGAGGACTGGCCTGAAGTGTCTCGGCAGATGGGCCATGAGGACGAGGCGTTCACGATGCGCCAGTATGGCCACTATGTGAAGAACGCTGAGAAGAAGGCCAAGGTGAAGAACAACATGGCTGAGGCAATCTGGGGTAAATGAGAAGGGGCGCTACCGCGCCCCAACTACAAGATTCAAGAACCGCTGCCACAATGTTGGTGGCGTTCTCTTTTTGCGCCAATAAGCCTTGATGGCCTCACTCTGACGCGCACGCTGTTCTGGCGTCCACTTCCTGCCCATGTTGTCCTCCTGCTAGTCGGTTGATCTCTGCACGCGGGATATAGAACTTCGCGCCATCCTGCACTGCCTGGATGACGCCTTGCTCAATCCAGCGCTTCACCCTGCGCCGCTCATTGTCGTTGTATTGACCAAGGAGAAGCACGCACGCCTCACTCAAGGGCAACAGAGCTTGCCTAGCCATTCTTTGCCTGCTGGTAGCTGAAGCCACCCTGCGGGGCCGGTTGCTGAGGTGCAAAGCCGCCCTGAGCTGGCTGTTGCGGCGCTGGCTGCTGAGGAGCAAAGCCCTGCGGTGCTGGCTGTTCCTGAGCCGGCTGCTGCTGGCTCTGATATGGATCAAGCACGTCATTGAACATCTTAGCCTTGGTCACGTCCTCATAGCGGTCGTTGACCTTCTTCTGCATCGAGAAGCCAGGGCGCTGATTGGTTGTATGATAGTGCGCCATCACGGCTTCCAGCAGCGCTGGATCTGTGATGTTCAGCCAGCAACTCATGCTGACGCGATCAGATACACTGAACCCGCTCACAAGCTGCAGCTTGCCATTTTTGAAGTCAGGTGCCGCCATTTTTGATCTCCTCTTGTCTCTCTAGCCACACATTGTAAAGACGCTGAAATGCGTCAGGATCTTCATTTTGCAGCCGCGTGATCTCAGCCGCGTTGTCTTGATTCCACTGGTTCAAAGCCACCAACGTCTTTTTGCTTTTGATCTCAGCCTCAAGATTTTCGTTGATGGTTGTGTCTTTCCGCTTTGCAGCGGTCAGCTCATTAGCGCTGGCAATCTGCCCGCCATGTAAGCCAAGGCAGGCCAGAGCACGGCCCCAGGCGCTTGTCTCACAGTTCTCAATGGCGCTGGTGCGGTTCACATTGCTGCTGCCGCGTATTTCCTCAGCATACCCAGTAGCGACCACGGTGCCGTCCTCGCGCCGAATGTAAGCCTTCACGACGACGCGCTGGCCATCATCTGACACCAGCTCGCTTTCCAAGCTGTACGACTTAAAGTGCTGCCGGAAAACCTCAACGCGGGTGCTGACCTCGGTGTATTTCTTGCCCTTGAGCTGCAGCCCCTGAGCGTTGGCCTGGTTGACCGCCCGCATGGCCTCAATGATATCATTGCTCATCAAGCGTCTCCAGAAACTCACGACCGGCTGCTGTGATCTGCCAGACGACTTCTTTGCGGCCACGGTCGTTTTTCTCGCGGCGCTGGCTGTCTTCGACCAGCTTCATGCGGTCAAGCTCTGTTAGGCGAGGCTTTACGCTATAAAGCCATGCGTCCATTTTCTGAGCCACTTGACTGCCGGTTAGCCCTGCCGGCGCGTCTCTAAGGGCTGTGAGAGCTTTCAGCCGCAGGCCGGTGACTTTCGGGGCCACGAACTCAGCAGCCTCAATCTCAGTGTCTCTGGCGTCTTTATGGACATTGGGGCCGGCGCGACCAGGCCATTCAAGTAAGTCTTGCTGCACCATTTCAGCCCCCTAACAGTGAAAGAAGGACGACAAAGCACCAAAGGCAAAACATCACAAATAGACAGCCAACCACGACGCCCATGATCCGCAGGAACTCCCGCAGACGGCTGTAAGGACGCAAAGGACGGCCAGCTTCATCGACGTGAAGCCATACAAGGTTTCTGTTCATCTGAACCCCCATGCTGTTTTTGCTTGTTTGAGAACTTCGGGACGGACATCCCAAGCCCAGAAGTGGCCGAAATCGGGTTCGACCAGCGTCAGCAGCTCCTCAACGGAATCTGCCTTCTTGAGAAGGTTTTCACGCACCTGGCATTTCGCAGTGATCTGGTTCAGCGCGGTCTGCATACCCTCGGTGGTGAGGCGGTCGCAGTTTGTTGCGCTAAAGACGCGGTGGCCGGTGGCATTGGCGTAGACGATGAGCTGCGGCTTGCCGGTGGCAGACCAGTAGCCGGCGACCTGGCAGACGTGCGACCAGTCTGGCTGTTGTGGCAGGCTTGCGGCAGACTTGCCTGACTTGGCTTTTGCACTGAAGCGTGACCACTTGGTCTTTAGCTCGACCTGTCCGCTGAAGTCTGGAAACCCACTGTAGGGCAGCTCAAGCCCTGGCAGGCGCGTCAGCACTTCGCTCTCGCCGGTGATGCGGTTCAGCCCCAGTTCACGATGCGCTGCCATCACACCTTCAACGGCGTGTTGCGCCACATCAGCCAGCTCATCACGGTTGATTGCCGCCTTGTCAGCATCTTTGCCGTGATCCCATTTGCGCGGCTGATACTCATCCATTGCGGCCATGCCGTGACGCAACGCTTCCTCAAACGTCATGTCATCGACAAGGTGCTTGTTGGCAATGTCCTGCACGACACGGCCCGCCATCATGTTGGCGTTGTCGTCTTTATAGATCTCGATTAGCTGCCTGGCGTAATCCTTATCCCCAACAATCTCATCTTTCAGAATCTGCCAGCATCTGTTTACAAGTGGGCGAATGACGCACTTGTCGTAAAACTTTTTGCAAACCGGCACGGATTCCGGGTTGGAATGATGAAAATAATGTTTTTCCGTCGCCCAGGTGGGCAGAATAGTGAAGGACATAGAAAAACCCCAAGACAATCACCTTGTCTTGAGGTTTATCATGCCTTGTCGTATATCGACAAGTTATTTTGTTTTAGTCATCAAGAATTATTTCAATACCGCGCAATTTAGGCCGAAATGAAACTGAAAGAGACGCAGAGGCCCACAATAATTTTTGACCTCTCACTGCGAGGCCAGTGTCGTTGTTGTGAACGGTATAAACACCACCTGGTTCTGGGTAGACAATTCCGCAGACCAGCCGGCGATCAACACCAAACTCTTGAACAGGATTTTCCAAATAGGCATAGGATTCGTGTTGGATTGCGTTCTCCGACACAAAGCCTTTTTCGATTGGCTCACGCTCAATGAAATGTACGGCGCTTTTCCATTGTTCCCAAAGGCCGGAATAGCCGTTTTCAGCAGACCAGAGAACGGCGGCTGTATTTGTTTGCATATAAGTTTGGAGATAAACCTTGCCCATCGTTTTGCCAGCGCTGATTTCACGCTCAATGCGGACACCTGTTGGTGGACAATTGTGCGCTTTTGGATCACAGCGTAGGATTTTGCAGTAACCGATGATAGGGACAGGGGGCGACGCAAACAGCACGTCTTGAGCTGTGCAACCCAAAATCTTGGCGTAATGCTCTGCGTCCTGCAATGTGATGTTCGTGTGGCCATTAACCTGGCGTGACAAATTTTCAGGCGTGATGCCCTTCAAGGCAGCAACCTCGCGTTTTGTCATATTCGCCTGACGTATCATTTGATTTAAGTTATTTGCCATCAATTGCATTGTACTAAGCCTGTCGCTGAATGATAAGCCAATTCATCAATAAGCTACCTTGTCACTGAACGTCAAGCACGTTATTGTCCTGTGCATGACTTTAGATGATTGGCGAAATGAACAGGGTTGGTCGAAATCGCTGCTGGCGCGTCAGCTTGGTGTGCCACAGACCATCACTGTCACGCGCTGGTGCCACCCCCTCGATGATCCGCGGCGGTCTGTGCCAAATCCAGATTATATGCAGCGTATCATCAATCTGACTGGCGGGAAGGTCACACCAAACGACTTCTTTCCCATGTCGGCAGATGGGTAAGGCGTCACGCGACAAAGGCTACAGGGCCGAGAACAGCATCCGCAAGAAGCTGGAAGCCAACGGCCTTGATTGCTACCGCGTCCCGCTGTCAGGCGGTGCCGCCATCAAAAACGACTTGGTGATCCGCAAAGGTGACCCGCTGCCAGTTGACCAGTGGGAGCTAGAGGTCAAGTGCCGCGCCAACGGTTTCAATAGAATTTATGACTGGATAGAGGGCGCCGATGCTTTGGTGCTGAAGGCTGACCACAAGCGTCCGCTGGTGGTGCTTGACCTAGATGACTTCTGCCTGCTGCTGCGGGGCCAGGATGGCTAGGGGCTTCAGCATAATGCTGCCGCGGAAGATCCGCATCTCAACAGTGCCAGGTGAATGGCGCGAGGTGCTGGAGTGCGAACACTGCGATGCTCAAGGCGAGTGCGAGGTCGAGATCGCTGTGCCGGATTATGTGCGCGGCGGTGACCTGACCACCGGTCATGGCCAGTGTCCTGTCTGTGAGGGCAGGGGCTATGTAGAGCTTCTAGAGGAAGAAGAAGACGATGACCAGGGATGAGGCACTGGCAGATGCAGATCGTGAGATCAGCCGGCTCATCGTGGAAGGGCGCGGCCTGTTCTACATAGCCGAGCTGTACGGCGTGCCAGTGCGCCGCCATCAGTCCAGGTATTTCACCAGCATAGATTCAAACCATCTGGCGCTGCCGGAGTGGCTACAGGGCCAGCCCGGCACGCTCACAATCGGCTATCTGCAAGAGCAAATAGCCAATCAAATACAGGGAGAACTCAATGAACACTCATATCAGGGGCAAGTGCTGTGTCTGCGAAAAGCCGGCTGACGCAATTTTTGAAAGACTTTACTGCGCTGGCTGCGCGCTCAAAAGACAGACCCGCGACCACGTCGGACACGGACACCCCTATAGGGGTGTGTCCATGTCCGTCCGTAATGGTCGTGAAAAAATGTCTGACCTAAATCAGGACAACCGCGAATGATTGAGCCAGGCGACGGAACGATGGAGAAGCGGGAGAATCTGGGCCAATGCGTCAAGTGCGAGACAGCCCTGATTGACCCTAACGAGTGCCGTGTCTGCGGCCTGCGATTCGGAACGCAAACCCGCCCCACAGCTATATATGGCGTTGTTAATGACCCTAACCAAAGGCCATCTCAAAAGCCATCTAAGAACCAAAAATCTTGATTAAAAAAAGCGCTA